TAGAACTTCGTTCCGAAGCTCCTCAAACAAGTCTACCTCTTCACGTACCGAATTAGCAAACGCTTCTGCACCTTGCCACTTACGGTCCTTGTGGTAAATCCAACCACCTTTACGGTCCACAATTTGCTGAATGATAGAGAGTGCTACAACTTCTTTTGCAGTGTCAAAATCTCCTGGAGAGTAGATCCCGTGGTCTTTAAAGTAAAAGTCTACTGAAGCTACTTGATACGGAGGAGCAGTCTTGTTCTTTACAGTCTTCATAATGATTTGTTGACCTACACGAACCTCATTTTCTCCTGAACCTGACTTAATCCAGTCTTTCCTACGAACTTCTGTGCGAGTGAAATACGCGTAGTCTTTGCCTACTCCACCTGGAGTAGTACGAGGGTCGCCATGCATGACCCCGATTTTCATACGCCACTGGTTAATGATAATTCCTAAAATAGGACGTTCACTTTCAGTAAGACTACGTTTAATGGCAGCACCTGCTTTGCGGAAAAACTTATTAGTGATTAAAGCACCTCGTCCAACAGTCATTTCATCCATGTTTTTTTGGTCTTCGGGACCTGGGATCAATGCGGGAAGAGAGTCAATAACAATCGCATCCACAGACCGAGATTCTGCAAAAGCAATTACTGCGTCGTAAGCTTCTTCCATAATGTTAGTTTCTACAACAATTACGCGGCTTTCATCTACCCCACACATCTGCGCGTATTCTGGAACCCATTGCTCGGCAGCTACCCATACAGTCGTGAACTCTGGGTTTAACGCTTGATTTGCAGCAATAGTCTTTAGAGCAATAGCGGTTTTACCATGAGAGGGCTCTCCAATAAGCTCGTTCCATTGATTAGCAGGAAACCCTCCCCCTAAAATGTAATCAAAAGTAGTAGACCCTGTGGGAACTCGTGAAAGTAAATCAGAGCGGATGTCTTTACCAATGACCACGGCATCATGACCAAGCTTCTTATTAATCTGAGCCATAATCTTTTTAGCTTCAACGTTAATCATCTGTGTGCTCCTTCTTTAAATCTTCTAAAAGTACATCTGAAATTTCTAAAAGAAAGGTTGCGTCTCCGATACTTTCTCCTCCTGACACGTTGGTCAAGTCATTAGCCACTGCTTTGAGAAAATCAGTAGCATGGTAAATACCGTCATTAAAACCTACTTCGTAATGACGTTTTAAATCTTTTTGAAAGCCATCCATAATTACCCGTTTATCGTTCCGATAATCCCTTGAGGATTATAGTTGTTAGTTGTGTTGTTACCTAAGGCTTGTTTCGTCGTACCTTCAACTTGTGCCCCAGCAAGTGCGCCATAGCGACTACCTTGTTGTTCGAGGGGGTACCCGCAATCAAAGCAACGTGGTGCTGCATTTTGAACAGACATAAAGTTGTTCGACCCGCAGTCAGGACATGGAGCAGTCTGACGAGCAGATTGCGCTTTCTCCGAGGGCTGCGCACTTGGTTGAAAGGAAGGCATCGGAGGCATTGGCTGCTGCGTTGATGGCATAGGGAGCTGATTAGGTGACCGTACTGAAACGGGTTGTTGAGGGGTAGTTGGGGCCAGTTTATTAGCCCACCAATCTGCATTGTTCATTTTTTATCCTTCGGAACTAATAGAAATCCCATGTCAACTATTTGGCTCATTGCCCCGACTAACACGGAAAATGCGTACTCTTCTAAAAACTTTTTGTTATGTAGCCAGAGTTCTTCTGGAAGAGACTTAAACTCTTCAGGAAGTTGAAATTGCTGAAACCCCGAAGTTCCATCAGCAAGGGTTTTAGCATAGGCATACATAACAGGAATCATGTAAGCTATCCTGTCTACACGCTTATCGCTTTCTTGCTCTTCGTGGTCTGCTCCTTCATCACTAATTGCAGAGCATCCTAGTAAGACGCTAATCTCATGACCATGCTGAACTTGAGAGTCTAGAATAAACGCTCGAGTACGAGCAGACATGTCTGCCATAGTGAACTTTGTTCGTTTGTTTTTCTTACCAAACACTACTTAGCTTCACCCCATTTATCTACAACATAAATCTCTGCTTTTAGAGGAACAGTAATTTGTGGCAAAGATACTCCTTCCATAGACTGACGAATAGCTTCTACAACTTCTTCTGCACGATTATTTGGACAAATGGTTACCAATTCATCGTGCACTGTCAATACTACATTAATATCTGGCTCATCTACAAAGCAGGAATGAGCGCGGACTAAAGCGACTTTCATTACATCTGCCGCAGACCCTTGAATCATGGTGTTAAAAGCTTGACGTTCTGCCCGTGCAAGCAACCCCACGTTATCCCTAACCAAAAGATCAGGGATGTACCGCCTACGACCAAACAGTGTTTCTACGTAAGGTAGAGGGTCTTTATTACGGGCTAACCTAATAACGCTATTCTTGTACTTCGAGATAGAAGTAAACTCTCGTTCAAAACGAAGAAGAAGCTCTTTAGCCTCTTTAACGGTACATCCGATAGAGGTAGCGATTTTATCAGGACCAACTCCGTAGGAGATTGCCAATACTAGAACTTTGCCCGCCTTGCGATCAACTCCCATAGTATTACCGATAGTAGTGTAGATGTCTCCTCCAGAGAGGTAGTTGTCTACTAACCTAGGGTCTCCAGAGAATGAGGCAATAATCCTAGGCTCAATCTGAGAGTAGTCAGCAACTACTAGCTTGTGTCCTGGAGGAGCAACAAAAAGATTACGGATAAGTTTTCCGTAGTCACCAGAACTAGGGATATTTTGTAGGTTAGGTTCTGATGAACTTAAGCGACCAGTTTCTGCTCCATGAGATTTAAAGTTAGTGTGTACACGCCCATTGATAAGCAGTGACCTTTTCTCAGTAACAGTCTTCTTGCCATTGGTTTCACGTTCAACCATGCCACCTTTGTAAGGGGTTACATACGTAGTCATAAGCTTATTCAAGTCAGCGTATTCCAACAGAGCATCTACTAGAGTATCTTTACCCCTATAAAAGTCTAGGGCATCTGAAGCAACAGAAAAGTGAGCATAAGTCAAAGGCTGCTTACTCCTGTATACATCGCGCCCTTTGTCTGTTAGCGTGTTGCCGAACTTAGGTTGCATAGGAAGCCTTGGAGCTTCACCATTTGGGCCAGGACCATACAGCAACCGTTGCCGAACAGGAACAGAGTTAATCGCAAATGGTTCTCCTGCAATCTTAAACGCCCTTGCTTTTGCCGCTTCTTTGTCGTTGCCAATTTGTTCTGCCAGCATGTCTAGCTGTTCTTGGTCAATGTATGCCCCAGCAAGTTCCATGTCAGCAAGAGCTCCTAACACATCCATTTCTAGCTTCCAGACTTTACGCAAGTTACCAGTAATCTTGTTTGCCAAAACCTTGTACAAACGCCAAGTAAGTTCGGAGTCAATACCTGAGTAGTTAGCCACGTCAGGGAAAGAGTGAAGGGCTACGTTCTCTCCGATACCCTTTTCCATCTCAACGTTTAACTCTCGCGCTACACAAGCTTTTAGTCCAAGACTATTTTTATTGAGGTTGTTGGTAATCATCGCAGCCATTAAGGTATCAAAATGAGGCTTACTAGGAATGTTACCTCCGTAGTACTTAGCAATTGATTTTAAGTCGAACTTAGCATTATGAGCAACCTTAAGTTGCGGACCAAACATTAAAGGCTTAATCCCATCGAATACTTGACGTGGGGTTAGCTGTACAGGTGGCTCATCAAAATGAGGCTCCCATTTTTTTTGGTCTTTAGAGTAATGTACATCGGTAAGCTCTTTACCCTCAGCAAAACGACGCTGTCCTGCTAATAGTAGTGGCTTTTTCCACTCAGTGAACTCTCCATTAGGATGTCCCATCGGGATAACATCTACTCGACCTTCAGTAGCAAAAGAAATCCAGCAAACATCATTGATGATTGGGTACAGACGGTTTTCACCGATGGTCTCTACGTCAAATGCAAAGGCATCAACGGACTTATAAAAATCTACAAACTCTTGGAGCTGTTCCGTGGTAGTGATTATGTTCATTTTACGCCTCAAAAGTAAATGAACGGGGAACCAAGGTGAAGGGAGGGAAAACCTTGGTTCCCCGTTTCTGGGGGGAAAGGACTAAGAGACTAGTCCCCGAGCGATAGTTAGCAGTTCCTCACGAGGCGTTGATGAGATTACTGAACTGTCGTACCGCACAGCTGTCGCAACTACTGCCGCAACGTCATCTGGATCAAGTTCAAACTCTTCAGCAAGGTCAGTGGCACGTACACGCTCAAGGGTGTACTGAGTGTCGCGTCCCATACCGAGGCGTTTGATTTCCCAGTAATAACGAGTAAGAGGACCCTTCTTAGGGTCTTCATGTGCAGCCTGTAGAAGCTTGGCAAGAGTGGGAACAGCAATCATAACCTGAACGGTTGGCTCTTCCTCATTCAATACCATAACATTGAAGGCGAATTTAGCGCGAGGGTGATCCCCTGCGATGATACAGAGTGGGCAGTTGTCACCTAGACATACAAATGAACGACGGCCCTCGGTGCGGTCAACCCAGTGCTCCTCGTAAACCTTGAAAGGTTCATCATCGAGAAAACGAACAAGGGTGCCTTGCTCCGAGAATTTCATAAATGAAGCGTACTTACTATCTGAAGTTGAGGACTTCTTTTTCAAGAAAGCACTTGCTGCGGCCCAGCCACCTGCCTGAACAGTGGTACCGTGCTGGGGTGTTGCGGTTGGCTCATCTTCTTCAAGAAGGTAAGCGTTAGCATCCATAATAGGAGGGTTAATTGCCATGATGTTTATGGTTCTTTCTGCGTTGGGACTTTCGTCCAGTTATTCGGAGGTCGATTGACTCTCAGTTTTCACGATTTCTTCCCACTTAGCAAGTAGCTCTAGTGTTAGGTCTTCGTGTTTATTCCATTCTACACGAGACGAACCCAAAAGTCCACGTCGTGAGAATTCTTTTATTGTAGTTTCGATAAGAGGACGTGTGTAAACACGATTCCCACTTACCTTTTTACCATTTAAACTCTTCGAGCGCAAGCGGTATGGGCAGTTAGGAATGTACCCGTTTTTTTCCCATAACCGAATAGTGACTATTTCTTTTTCTAGGGCTTGAGCTAAAGCTCCAATAGTAAAAGTTTCAATGTTTTTTCCTAAAAAGAAACGCATTTTAGGTGAGGCATCCCACCCATTAGATTCTCCTAAATATTGCTTACGTTTTTTTTCTGCAATAGGATTATCTTCACGTCGTTTTTTCTTAGAGCCTGGCACAAAGTCTAGCCCATCGAAAGCTTTAAGGATGTCTTCATCGCTACGTAGCCCTGGCATGTTACTTCTTCAGTGTCCTCAAAGCCCAAGTAACATTTGCAGGAAACATGCTGTCTAGTTCTTCCTCTGTGATGTCTCCGTTGTAATACGCAGCCATCAATGCTTCTTCGTTAATTACTTGCTTAGTTTCATAGATAGCGGCCCCAATACCTTTTGCATTGATAATGGTTTCAGCAAGTGGCTCGTTAAGCTTTCGAGATACACGCCGTTGTTTTTCAATGCCTACAAACCCCTCGATGTCAGCTCCAAGAGAAAGAACTACGTTTCCGTTTAGGTCTTCTTCTCCTTGCAAGTCAATCTGAGAAAACAAGGTCTCACGAAGTTTTTTGGTAATTCCGTCTAGCATGTCAATGGACTTCTTAGCCCGAATGTACTCGCGAACTTGTGAGTTAAAATCATCAGGGTTTAAAAAGCTGCGTCCTTCTTCAGGGGTTTTTAATGCCATAGTTATCCTCCAATTAGTTTCTGTGTTAAAAATTCTAACAAACTTCCTACAGTTAAATCTACTCCACCTCGAGAATTAATTCCAGTTCCATCAAGTATCGCTTCTGCGATGTTTCCTTTTTGCTTTAACATATCCCATTGTCTTTGTTCAATAGAGTCTTTTACTAAGATGTCTTGAATGGTGATTGTTAACCAAGTACTTGATGTTCTATTTATTCTTCCGTTTCTTTGGACAGCAAGCCCCGAGGACCACGGCTGGTCGTAATTAAGTAAAAGATTTGCCTGAGGTAAATCAACCCCGTAGCCACCAGCATCAGAGCTGACCAGAACACGAATATGCGAACGAGTTTGAAATTTAACTTTAGCGTCTTCTTTTTTAACGGCATTCATTTCTCCTGTGTAGGCAACGGCACCATACCCTTTAGCGTTTAGCCTAGACACTAGCTCGTCTACGCTATCCAGGTACGAAGTAAAAACTACAGCCTTGTAGCTGTTATCAATCTCTAAATGGTCTTCTAAGTAGCTTATCGCAGCATCAAGTTTAGGGGTTTTAGAAACTCCATGCAATAAGTCCCCCAAAGAAAACACATACGCACTTCCTTTACCTGTTTCATTTTTAAAGTTATCATAACTTTGAGCTAAAACATTAGGGCTAGAGCACAGCATTCTTAGGGCCCCAATTCTAGACATAACTTCGCCTCTGAGCTGGTTAGCGGGGTCGTTAGCGTTGTACGCTTGGCCATAATGAGCAGACAAGTTAAAGTTACTTCCAAAAGTTTCTTTGGCTTCTATGAGCACATTGTGAAGATCTTTTGCAATGTGGGTGTACAGACTTTGAGTAGCTTTGTCTAATTTTACCAAGATGGGTTCTCGGTACACTGCTTCTGGAAGATAGGGTTTTACATCTTCATCTTGTTGAGACTTTCTAACAGAGTGCTTCATCATAGTGGAATGAAGTGTAGGCAAGTTTGAGTAGCGCTGTACTCCCCCAAAATGGTTTCTAACAATAAACGTTTTGTCAAAAATGTCGAATCGACCTAACACTTTAGGGTCTACAAACTGCATTATTGAATAAATTTCTTCAGGGCGCCCATTTTCAATAGGCGTTCCTGTTAACGCAAATCGTATAGGAATTTGTTTAGCGAGCTCTTTTACCCGCTTGGCTCTTTTTGCTTTAAACCCTTTTATGGCGGTAGCTTCGTCACACACTATGGCATCAAACTTAAAGTTAGCTATAAGTTCAAAATCACTGATAACTTGTTCATAGTTCATAATGATGTAGTCAAAGTTATCGGCAGTCGCATACTGCTCGTGTCTCTTTTTTACCGTTCCATCAATTACCAGTGCAGTGGAGTCACTAAACTTTGCAATCTCTTTTTGCCATTGGTACTTCAAACTGGCTAAGCAAAGGACTAAGGTTTTTTGAGGGTTTAACTCTTCAATAGCTGCTATGGTCATAGGAGTTTTTCCCAAGCCCATTTCATAGGCTACTAAAATGGTTTTTTGAGCAACCATTTTTTCAACCGCGTCAACTTGGTAAGGTTTTAGTATCCCTTTGAACATAGGCAGATTCTCCGAGTAGGGCTGTTTTAGCGTTTTCAACGCCCCAACGGATTTCTTCATCAGTCATATCGCCAGGGTCTTTTACATTACTACTACCATAGTTGAAAAAGAATAGGTTTAAACCGTATTTACGTGTAAGCTTTAGCATTTCTCCTGCCGCCTTAAACCCAGCCTTATCAAGGCGAGGGTTATCCATTGCACAGATAACTTTGTCAGAATAACGCAATAGCTTTATTTGATCTTCAGATAGGGTTGTTCCGCATAAGGCTAGTGTGCCGCTGTAGCCAGCACTGTCAATACGAAGACAATCAAGAGGAGACTCAACAATAATGGCCAGGTTTTCATTTTGATTCTCAATTCCAAATAACGTCTTGGACCTTTGTAGCCCTGCAGGTCGATTAAAAAAGGTACGAGCAAGAGTTCCTTTTTCTTGCCAGCCCATCAGTCTACCAAAATGTGGGTCACGAAGTGGCAAAATCCAAGTCTTGCGCTGAGCATCCCAAAGAACCCCATACTTCTTAGCAGAGGCTGGAGTGATGCCTCTACTAAGAAGAGCTTCTTCGGGAGGCTCAACAAAAACTGCAAGACGAGCTTCTGACATCTCCAAGGGCTTAGCGGCAGCATGAACATAGTTCGGTAAAGCCTTAAACAGCTCCATGAGCTTTTCAACCGAAACTTCTGCGACTTGAGAAATCCAAGCCTCTGCGGCAGCGTAATCGTAGCCCGTGACTTTACCGTAGGTTACTGCGTAAAACTCATTTACGTCACAGACTAGTTGAGCAAGGTTTCCCTTGTAGCCACAAGAAAAGCAAATATGCTGACCAGTATCTTGGTTGATAAACCAAGAAGGGTTATGGTCTTGCTTTCCAGTGCGTACTTCGTGCATTGGGCAGAACCCTCGATACTCTGCACTAACTTCTTCGTATGAAATGCCTAAAGCGGTTAGTACCGCTTCAACATCAATAAACAGAGACACCGTACACCGAAGTTGAGCAAAACTTGCATGTTGCTGAACTTTCTTCATCGTGAAAACACCCAGTTTTCCAGTTCCAGGTAATAGAGGTTTCGCGAGGCCCACAGTTACGTGCCTGTACAACTTTTAAAGTACGCAAGTAGTCTTCTCCTTCGATTGGCTCAAGACCGATAATAACATCGGAATCTTGAAAGAAGGAAGACGAGTAACCAATAGACCCTGCATCTACCTTTCCGCCTTTCATCTTCCAAAGAAGAGTCTGAGTGGTGATTACAACAGGGATGTTCATACGTTGAGCGACCCGCTTTAGCCCACGGGTAATGTTAGTCAAAGCTTGAGGAGTATTTGAGTCTCCTGAAACTTGGTCCATCATTAGGTAAACCCCGTCTACAAAAATCACGTCTGGGTTTAGCTGTTCGGCTTTGGCTACAAGGCTGTCGATGGTCAACCCACCTACCGCGTCTACAAAGTTAAACGCGGGAGAATCAGACAATGACTCTAGGGTCTGCTCGAACCTAGCCATAGAAGTATCGTCTAGCCTACCCAAACGAAACTGAGTGCTGTTTAGGTGAGCCTTCATTGCAAGATACCGTTGAGACTGTTCATGGTTGTTCATTTCAAAAGACTGAAACATAGGCACTAGCCCAGCTTCGTGAACGTTGGCTGCCATACGTAAAGCAATCTGCGATTTACCAGTTTTAGGAGGAGCAATTAGTGTGATTAGCTGACCTCCTTGAAGTCCTGCAGTAGCCTCGTCAATGTCTTTAAAGCCTGTAGGAACTCCCAACATTTTGGAGTTCATACGGCCGTAGTACTCCTCCAAGAACTTGCTGGTCTCTTTGGTCATGTCTAGGTGAGTTGTGCCCTGTACGCCCTGCTCATTCACCACGCTGACGGTCTTGCTCATCTCCGTAAGAGCTAGCTCGTGGTTATTGGCACTTACACTCTCGATAATCCTCTCAATGCCATTTCGAGTAAGAGTCCTGCGCCTATACGCAACCATTACATCGAGAAGATACTCAAGAGTGTCTTCTACATTAAGTACTTTAAAGTTTGGAAAGTTGTCTACTACGGCTACTGCTGTGGGTACTTCTCGGTAGTTAGCATAATGCTCCCTAACAAACTTCCAAATGCGACGAAGGTCATCGTCTACAATCCAGTCGTCCTTAATTCCTCGTTCAATAACTGGAATGATGTTCCTATCAGCGATTACCTTGCTTACTAAGCGGTACTCGTTATCGTTAGCCATTTTTCCCTCCTACAGGATTTACAAGTTGTTTAGTTCAATTCCGTACGAACCGTACATCATGACACGTTCCCTTAAATCAATAACGCCTTTCAAGTTATTACGGTAAGGGATTTCCGCAATAAACTCAAATACATCGGGGTAAACCTCAGCATAATTAAACGGGTTTCCGCCTCTACGGTCTAACCTATCCATAATTTTGTCCAAGGCGGGCTGTTCCCAATGCTCATTTTCCATAGCAGCTAGCTCTACAGAAAGCCCATATTTATTTGTGATGTTCCAAAGGTGTGAAAGATTTAGGTGATTTAAAGAAGAGATTTTCCTCTTGTAAACCGTCTTAAACATTTTTTTCTCTTCTTCAATTTCTGAGTTAGCTACTACGTCCACCATCACAATAATTCGTGGAGAAGTTTCGTTAGAGATGTCTCCGTTAATCAATGATTTCTACTTTTCCATATTTCAAAATGAACTCACGCCATAATCCATCGTCACTCATTGCGATGTCAGTTTCTTCATCAGGGGTGTCGTGAGGAATTTGGACAACATAGTTGCCCCCAGGTTCGTCTAACCTAGCCTTAACAAATTTTGTGTGCTTGCATTTTGACGCGCCTTTAAACAGCGCACAAGTGCACCGTAGTTTACGCCTATCTTGAGATGAAAACGATACTTCAGAGATCCCTTCGTCTCCCAAAAATAGCTGTAAAGTTCGCCAAGTGGTGCTCATTGCTGCCTCTTTCATAATTGCCTCAAATCTTCATTAGCGATTAAGCGTACTCGTTTAAACGCTTCGTAAGCAAAGCTACCCATAGCTTCACCATACTGGTTAGCCCACTTTTCCCTAGCAACGTTGGTAGTGATAATAGTGGGCAATCCCCTGTCGTACCTTGAACGAAGAATTTCATCAAAAGAAGCATCATTAAACCCTGCTCCTTTGTATTCTTTTCCTAGGTCATCCAAAATCAACACCCTAACATTCAGCGTATCATTTGAAGCACGTCCGTGGAAGCCTTCCATCTCTTGAAACATGATCCTTTTAGATTCAGGGTCAGCGTCAATCATGGACTTCTTACGGGATAGGAACTCAGGATAGGTCATGTAATACACTGGGCGACTGCTCATGCCGTAATCATCGTCTTGCATACTAAGGATTGCCTTGGCAGCATCAGGGTCTTCAGGCAAGCGACGAACTAGCTCCATAGCAGTAACTACTGCGTGAGTAGTCTTACCGATACCAGGAGCTCCGTCAAAAAGAAGTCCAACGCCAGTCGTACCAATTCCGCCAATACGACGAATGGTCTCTCCTGCCAAAACTTTGTCTAGCCATTTGTCGATAGACCCAGAAAACTCTCCTACAGTCTTTTCGATGTCTGATGGTTCCAGGCCAAGAAATCTGCGGGGGATGTTTGAGTTACGCAAAAGCCATTGCCGTTTTAAGGTAGAAAGCTCTGCTAAGTTGTACGCCATTTTATTTTCCCTTCAATTCTTCTTCGTGTTGTTTCATCTCTAACCTACCAGCCATAGAGTTATCAAACTCTGTGCCATCTGAGGCGTAAACATATTCTGATTCAGATACGGTGCCTTTGTCAAGTAGTTCGTCCATGTCCAAAGAAACTACAACATCGTTCATTTGTGCTGAAATGGAATTTAAAAACATTTTGTGAGCATTTTTAGGGTATTTCCTAATAGCCACAATGTTTCGTTCATCGCCTAAGAACCTTTCCATTGCCTCAAGTTCAATTACTGCAGTCACTAGGTATTTTTTGCGGTTTGTAGCTAATGCTCCCCATAGAGCTTGAGTGTTTACCACTCCTGGGTAGCCCCTAAGTTTGGCATAAGTGCGAGCTGCAAATTCTGATGCAACATCTGCAGGTGTCCATTCTTCTTTTTGTCGTTTATCCCGTGTCTTGGGGTCACGTTTATTTACTTTTTTAGTAGTACTAGGTTCTGAAGAAAAATCTCCAAGAATAAACCCATCATCTTCTGCCCAATTATTGACCATGCTTTTCCCTTCTGAGGGCGATAGCCCTCTAAAGATAATACGAAGTATTATCTTTATTAATGTACAAATATGTAACATATGTAATCTATATAGCTATATAAGCTGTTGATGTTCACTTTAGCAAACGGTACTTGTTTTTGTAAAGTCTTCCTAAATTTCTTTTAGTTCTAGTTACTTCTAGGTACCCAGAAATTGATAGCATTGAAATTGCCTTAGATACGGATGTTCTACCATACCCTGTTTCTTTTTGAATTTCTTCTACAGAGATGGCTGAATTGCCCCACCTATCAATTGACTTGGAAATCACAAGCAAGACAGTGGATTCTGATCGTTTCATTTATCGCCTAGTAAAGTTAGATTTATTTACGGGCTTTGAGGTTAGCATGTCCAAAAGGATTATCCAAGTAGTCGATAAGAAACTAATTGCGCCTATGGACAGAGGCCAGTAAATTTCAGGCCACCAAACTACTAAAGAGATAGCTGCGGAGAAAGTAAAAATTAGTAGATGTTTTACAACAATTTTAGAC